TAACATTGTAGGAGAATCAGGAGGAACTCGATTAAACATTTTAGGTAACAACGGATCAGCCGTAACCCTAGACAACATCAGCGTCAAAGAAGTCCTCTTCGATCAACCAGACGGCACCCTAACGCTATTCGAGCATCCAGAAAACATCCCTCGTGTAGAGTACGATGCAGACGGTAACAGGCTGGGACTGCTGGTGGAGGAAGCTAGGACTAATCTGTTTACTTATAGTGAAGAACTAAGCCAAAAAGATCAAAATATGACTACAACAGATAACGCCGCCATTGCCCCTACTGGAGAGCAAACCGCTTCGTTATGTATACCCACTAACAGTAATTCTGAACACTATATTGACGACGCGGGAGTAACAAGCGGGGTAGACTACGTTATATCTTGTTTTGCTAAATATGGCTCAGGCACTTATTTACTTGCGTTTAGAGGAGCAGGCATAGGAGGTAATCCCCCACGATTTAATCTAGCAACAGGCACTATTCAAAATAATTCTCCGTCGGATAAGTGGAGCAATCTAAAAATGGAGGCCGTAGGCAACGGCTGGTACAGATGTAGTGCTATTGCTACTCCAAATTCAACTTCGCCACTACGGTTTCAACTAGTTAATTCTACAGGCGGCGCGGGCTATGTTGGTGATGGCACTGGACATTACCTTTGGGGTTTGCAGATAGAAGAAGCTGGCTCATTCCCCACAAGCTACATCAAGAGTAACTCTGGCAGTACGACAACACGCTCTGCCGATGTAGTGTCTATCCCCGTGGCTGACTTTGGGTATAACCAGAGTGCTGGGACGGTGGTGCAAGAATTTTCTACAGCCGACGTATTTACAGCAAATGAAAATGCCTTTTCTGATGGGACAAACGACAACAGAATAATGTGGGGCTTGAACGCCAACACAGGGAGAGCGCCTTATATTTCTGCTGGTGGGACTAATACCGTTGCGTTAATTAATAACTCAGGCATAGCTGGCGGAGTACCAAGCAAGTTAGGTATTGCTTTTGCTTCTAACGATGTTGCAAGTTCGCTTGATGGCGGAGCAGTTGCTACGGACACGTCTGCAACGATACCTACCTCAATAACAACCCTTTATCTGGGCGTGGGTGCAACAGGAACGGGAACGCAAATAAACGGCCACATCAAGAAATTGATGTATATACCTAGACGTGTTACAAATGCCCAGTTGATTTCACTTACGGAGTAAATGATGGGTAAGGCACTTATTGATCTAACTGGGAAAACATTCGGCAGGTTAACTGTTAAAGAACAAAAAGGTAATTCAGGCGGCAAGTCGTTATGGTTGTGTAGTTGCTCCTGCGGCAATGAGAAGGTTGTTAGAGGTGCTCACTTAAGAAGTGGCAAGCAGGTTTCTTGCGGTTGCTATCGTGCAGAAAACACAGCAAAACAGAAGACTAAACACGGCCACGCAAAAAAGGGGCAGATAAGCCCTACATATGTTGTTTGGCAAAATATGATGTACAGGTGTAAGCCAGAAAACGCTGAAAAATATCCTCACTATAAAGACATTACGGTTTGTGATGATTGGCACAAATTTGATTGTTTTTTGCGTGATATGGGCGAAAAGCCTGACGGACTTACTATCGACAGAATTAATAATTCTCGTGGTTATTCCAAAGAAAATTGCAGATGGGTTGATATGGCGACTCAAAACAGAAACCGCAGAGATAACGTTTGGTTGAATGTCGATGGCGAAGCAATGTGTCGAGCTGATGCTATTAAAAAGCTAGGCTTGAAAAGTGTTAACGGGGCGAACACTTACGCAAAGAAAAACAGTTTATTTTTAACCCACGCCCAGCTCGTTGAGCTAACATCATAGGAAATCACGACATGACAGAAGAAGTTATTGTAGAAGCTCCAAAGACTGACTTCTACCTAAAGCTAACCGCAGAGTCAGATATGCCTACTGTACTTTCAGCTTTCTACCGACAGGACTACGTTACTCAGGTAGACGACGAAGGTGTAGAAACTCAGGTAGCAGACGGCGATCCCTACCTTGTAACGCATTCACACGACTACGCTATTGATGTCGTCGGGACGCTACACGAGCCTACAGGCACTATGCTGACTGACGACGAGGGTAACGAGTACCCTGAGATGGCACCAATGGCAGGCTGGCACGTTAACATCCGACTCGTGGGAGATGCTGTACGTGAGACTGTAGAGGCGCTGGACGAGACGCACGGGGTTACACCTGAACAACCTATGAGAGTTTGGTTATGAGTACTTACACTTACGTTTCTGACTTTGGCGCTAAAGACGGTTTAGATTCTGGAGACAGTAATAAAGTTATTAAAGGTGCTGACTTTGAAACAGAGTTTACAGCAATTCAAACCTCTGTTAACTCTAAGCCTGACTACGCAACAGGTACGTTTACTCCCGTGGTGGCTGATGCGGTTTCTGGTGGCAACACTGCAACTATGAATTCAGCACAAGGCCGTTACACAAAAGTAGGTCGAATGGTTCACGTAACTATTCAACTAGTAAACATTACTACTACCGGCATGAGTGGAAGCATTTACGTAAGAGACCTTCCTTTTACTGCTTATGACTCAGGATCTCCGAACATGCTTTGGATGGGTACGCTGTATGCGTCTCAGGTAACAACTGGAACTGACGGTCCTTTTGTTCCTCAAATTATTGACAACACTGATTACATACAGTTTATCAGGTCTATTACTTCTTCATCACAGGTTACTCCTTTGGCTGTTAGTAATCTTACAAGCGGCGCTAGTGATATGTACGTAAGTATTTCTTATGAGGCCGCGTAATGATCGACCCCATAACCGCCATTGCTGGGGCAAGCAAAGCCTTTGCTATGGTGCAGGGGATGGTTCAGGCTGGACGATCAGTAGAAGATACAATGGGGCAGATTGCTTCTTGGTACGGACATGCTAGTGATGTTCTGTATCAGGAGCAGAAGGCAAACAAAGTATCACCGTTTAGAAAAGTAGTTTTTAGTAAGAGCGTAGAAGCAGAAGCAATAAAAGCCTTTGCACGAAAGAAGAAGATACAAGAACAACAGAAAGAGATCATGTTAATGATTCGGTACGCCTACGGTGACGACGGTCTACGTGAGTTTCGTGAGTTAAAAAGAAAGATAGTACAAGAAAGGCAGGATACTATTTACAGACAGCAAGAACTAAAAGAAAACATGTTGTTAACTTTGTTTGGTGTAGTGTTCTCAATAATAACTTTTGGTTTAGTTTCAATAGTGGTAAGGGAAATTAAAGGATGAGCAGAACAGAAGAATTATTAGCACGCCTAGAAGGACACGAGAAGGAATGTCTTGTTCGTTATGAGATGATCCAACGTCAGCTTGATTCAGCTACCAAGGACATCGCTAGTAATCGTCAGGCTGTCTACGCTCTGTATCCGTTTATCCTTGGTGCTATTGTGTTTGCTGAGTACATACGATGATACAAGCTTTTATTGGCCCAGTAGCAGATCTTGTTGGTGGTTACTTCCAACGCAAAGCTGAAGAGAAGAAAGCTGTCCATGAGGCTAAGATGGTAGCTATACAGCAGGACGGAAACTGGGAAAACATCCATGCTAACAATGCAGCTAACTCTTGGAAAGACGAATGGTTCACACTTTTGTTTTCAATACCGTGTGTACTAGCGTTCTTCCCTAGTATGGTTCCTATTGTTATGGACGGGTTTGCTGCCTTAGAAGCTATGCCTGAGTGGTACAAAGGTTTCCTTGGTGCAGCAGTAGCTGCATCGTTTGGCCTACGTGGTCTGGCTAACTGGAGAAAGTAATGGCTGAAGAAGGAATGCTAACAAGTCAGACTCCTGCTCAAACCTTTACTTTTTTTGAAGGGGCAGAAGAAGGTAAAGGCAACCCTAATTACCTTTACGAGCAACGTGGTAGAAACGACGAAGCAACTGTAGAAGACCTTGAGGCGTACTTTAACGCAGAAAAGTCTAACCGTTTGCGTGAGTCTTTTGGTTCTTTTGATAACTATCTTTCGTACATGACTGAACGTGAGCAGCTGATTCAGTCAGGTGAGTACGACGTAGGTAACTGGGCAGAAGCAGACGCTGGTTTTACTGAAGACCAACAAATGATTTTTGAGGGAGACGCTGACCTTACCATTGACGCAAGCGATCCCGGACAAAGCCTTACTAACCTACGAAGACAACAAAGCAGTGCTCAAGGTGCTGGTTACGAAAACTGGGTTAATTCTGATGCTAACCAAGCGTTGCTACAGAAGTACGGTGTTAACGACACTGTGTATAGTCAAACAGGGGACAAGTTCCGCTGGAACGGGTCTGCTTACGTAAAGACCCAAGATGAAGACAAAGTCACTATGGGTGACTACGCTAAGATGGCTATGGGTGTAGCTGTAGGCGCTTTTGCTGGACCTGCTTTAGGTAATGCTTTAACAGGAGCCACCACAGGGGCTACAACAGGGGCTGCTACAGGGGCTGCTACAGGGGCTGCTACAGGAGCTACTACTTCTGGTGCTTTTTTACAAGGAGCCATAAACAGCACTATTGGAAGTGCCATATCCCAAGGCATAGCCACAGGTTCTGTAGACGCTAGGCAGTTAGCTACAGCAGGAATTATGGGAGGTGTCGGAGGAGTAGCTGACGCTATTAAAGCAGGAGACTTAGCAGGAACAGCAGCAGACAACGCTATAAACAACCTTGCTTCTTCTACAGGTCTTTCGGTAGCGGACACAACAGACCTTGTTCAAGGGGTTATTAACGGTACTGTGTCTGGTGGTGATATTGAAGACATTGCTTTAGGCGCAGTTCAACAGTATACAACAGGTCAAGTACAAAACCTAGTAGAAGACACCTTAGGCGCTTGGATAGAGGTTCCTAATTTATTTGATGAAGACAGTACGTTTATATCTACGGAAGACCTAAGTCCTTTTATTGACACTGCTGTTAATGCTGCCTTTGAAGGAGACCTATCAGGAACAGACGTGTTAGGGGCTGTTAGTGATTATCTTTTTGAAGAAGGCGGCACCTTAGAGTTCCTTGATCCTACAAAAGCTTTTGGCGAAGACCGTGATCTGTTCGGAGACACTCCTCAGTTTATAAAAGAAATTGAGGACGCTGCAAGATACTTAGGAAGCGAGTTTGACGACGAAGTAATACAACGTGCTAGACAAGCTGGTAGGTTTGTAGACGAAGAAGTCTATCAGCCCGCAAGGCCGTATTTAAGGGGGTTTGACGAAGCCGTTGTTCAACCAATTGGGCAAGCTCTTTCAGACGCAGAAACAGCAGTTAGACGGGCGTTACCAAATACAAGTTTACCCGAAGGCCCAGACATAGATTTACCTGATGGTCCAGACATAGATTTACCTGACATAAAACTAGGTGGCGGTGGTAGAAGTGGACCTTCAAACTACGTAGGCTACAACTGGGGAGGTTTTGATTATCAAGCTCCAGAGTCTAGAATGATTAACTACATACCTAATCAGCCTACCGATGCTATGCAGATGTCGGAAGGAATGCTTTTAGGCATGGCAAAAAATAGAGGACGTGTTTAGTGACATATTTAAACATAATGAACAACGTACTACGTAGATTACGAGAAGAAGAAGTAACTACTGTTAATGAAAACACGTACTCAAAGATGGTAGGTGATTTTATCAATGACGCCAAGACTTTGGTAGAACAGGCGGCTGATTGGTCCGCACTGCGTAAAACTATTGTTGTTCCTGCAGAAGCGGGTACTAATCAGTACTCACTAGCAGGCTCTGGTGACGATGTAAAAGTTATGTCAGTTGTTAACGACACTAGCAACATCTTTATGTCTTATCAAACAAAAGACTGGTTTAATGAGCATCTTTATATTTCTACGGCAGGCCAAGGCAACCCTAAGTACTTTACTTACAACGGTTTAGACTCTAATGGAGACACTAGAGTCTTAGTTAGTCCAGAACCTGACGGCAACTATAGCTTACGTTTTGACGTAATTTTACGAGAAACAGAACTTACCGCAAACAGTGATAACCTACTGGTGCCAGTACAACCTGTCATCCACCTTGCTGTTGCTTTGTTAGCTCGTGAGCGTGGTGAGACAGGAGGTACTTCCGTTGCTGAGTACTTCCAAATAGCTGATAAGTACCTGTCTGACGCTATTGCTATTGATGCAGCAAAGCATCCTGAAGAAATGCTATTTAGGACTATCTAATATGGCACAACAACTAAGCAGTATCAATCTTGTAGCGCCTGCCTTCAAAGGTATTAATACTGAAGACTCTCCCATTGCTCAAGATCCTTCGTTTGCAGACATAGCAGATAATGCTGTTATTGACAAACGTGGTCGTATTGCAGCACGGAAAGGTCACAATGTTCTTACTACTGACAAAACAGCTTTAGGAACTGCCTCCATTAAAAACATTCATGAGTTTAAAGATAGCTCAGGTGCTAAAGTTATTTTGTCTGTGGGCAATAACAAAGTAATGACAGGGACAACTACCCTGACAGACATAACATCCAGTATCAGCATTAGTGCAGACAACTGGAAGATTGTAAACTTCAATGACAAAGCCTACTTCTTTCAACGTGGCGTACAGCCCTTGGTTTATGATGGTTCGACCCTTAGCCAACTAACAGGCATTGCTTCAACACAGTACGGCAACGAAGTTATATCTGCTTATGGTCGTCTTTGGACTGCTGACGTAGGTACAAATAACAAGTCTATTGTTTATTGGTCTGACTTATTAATTGGCAATGATTGGTCTGGTGGTACTAGCGGTAGAATTGATATTTCTAAGGTATGGCCTGACGGCTACGACGAGATTGTTGCTCTAGCTGCACATAACGGATTCCTTATTATCTTTGGACAGCACAGCATTGTTGTTTATCAAGGTGCAGAAGAGCCTTCAACTATGTCGTTGTCTGATACTATAGCTGGTGTCGGTTGTGTGGACAGAGACACAGTACAGTATACAGGAACTGACGTTATCTTTTTGTCACATATTGGACTAAGGAGCTTTGGTAGGACGATACAAGAGAAGTCAATGCCTATCAGCACTTTGTCTAAGACGATTACCAAAGACATTATCAAAGAAATACAGGGTGAAAACACTTCGTTTAGAAGCGTGTACAGCCCAGAAGAAAACTTTTACTTACTTTCGTTTGTAGGTAGAAACACTACTTTTTGTTTTGATTTACGGGGCACTTTAGAAGACGGGTCTTATAGAGTTACTAGATGGCCTCAATCAGTGTTTACTGCCTACGAGCGTCTTGAGGACGGTACATTACATATAGGAAGTACGGAAGGTATTGGTACTTACTCTGGTTACCAAGATAACGGACAGTCCTACAGATTTAAATACTACAGCCCTAGTTTAACCTTTGGTGATCCTTCAAAACTTAAGTTTATTAAAAAGATAAAGCCAACAATTATAGGGCCAAGTAACGCAACGGCTTTTATTAAGCTAGCGTATGATTTTAGTGAAACTTATAAAAACGTAACATTTACTATTCCTCAAGCAACAACAGTTGCAGAGTTTAATGTGAGTGAGTTTGGCGCAAACTCTAACCCACTATCGCAGTTTTCTGGAGAGAGTAAGCAGATTGTTAGAAAAGGTTTAAATGGGTCTGGCAGCGGATCAACCGTGGTTGTTGGTCTTGAGTCAGACATTAATGGATCAGAACTTTCACTACAAGAAATTAATATACTAGCCTTACTTGGCAAAACAATTTAAAGCGGAGAAAACAATGACTTTAGAGCTATTAGGTGCGGGTGCAGGTGCACTACTTGCCAAAGAAGGCTACGACCGACTAGGAGAAATTGGTGAAAGAGCCTATAGAGAAATGGGCCAACTAGGGCAGGACCTTGAAAGCCG